CCGTTCCTCATCCGTTTTTGACGGGAAGAGGTATTTCAGTGCTTCAATGCTATCAACACCTAATTCTTGCAGATTTCGGACAACAATGGAGTTGTTCAGAATATCTTGCGTGGAATCTTCGTAAACAGGACCTAACCAACGCCAAAGCATGGTTACGTCCCCATCTGGAATTAAACCAACAACACCCGGTGGAATTTGTTGCGTTTGCACAGATGCCATCATCAATTGCTTGATCTGCTCATTGAAACCATCTAAAGCGGCTTCATATAAATCAAGTTCATCTTCAGTGGCGCCTTCAGCTGGCTCTACTGGTTTTTCGATGCCAGCAGCTGCAGCCAATGATTCACGGAACATGCGTTCCTCTTGGAAGATAATCAGCTCCAAACAACGGCAAATACCGTGAGTGTAAATAGCGTTTGCTTTTTTCTTGGAAGTGGCAGCAACACGACCAAACAGAGATTTGTACTCTGTTGCAGTCACACCAGCAGAAATAGATAGTTCATCCACGCCACCCAGTGCCGTACGAATTTCTTCCCGATACTGACGGGCAAATGCGTTTTGGTCACCAGTGATGGCATCTGGAACAATATAACCAACCCGGTCGTTTGGCTCCAGGTTTGCAATCACACGTGGGACGCGGATCTGACCGTCAACACCACGCGTAATTGGATCTTGTTTAAAGGTTGATCTGCTATACGCACTCAAACTGCCAAAGCCAGAGTTTGCTGCAATCGAAGGACGTTGAACTGTACCCTCGGTACCTGACTCCATTAAGTCGGTTTTGGGACGAGACGAAAGAAGAGTTGGGTTACCAAAGAACTGAACGTTCTTGCGCATGGTCCGCACCAACTCATCGTGCGTCACAATATGGTTGGCCATGGCGTCAAATTCGCCAAAACCTTCCATTGAAAATCCCTTGGGGTTGTTGAAGATCTCAACGCAAGGAATAAAACCAAGGGAATTTTTAAAAGTTTTGGTTTTACCAGGGTTGGCAAAGGAAGGCATCTCGAAGGACATCTCGCCCTCCGAGTGAGTTTCTTCAATCTGTTTGGCTTTGATCGAAAGCTTGATGTAACGCTTGGCTCCCTGGTCCCCAGTGATAGCAGTGCCTGTCACATTGGTGACGTTGATATTGTCACCAAAGCCAAAACCACGCCGAACCTTGTAGCTGTAGATGATGATGACTTCTTCTAGTTCACCGTCAACGTTGTAAAACGTCCGATATTCGTGTTCTCGGAAGTAATAAAGCCTGTAGTTTTGCTTGGTTGGGCGAATGTAAAAAAGGCCCTTGCCATCGCAAAGAAAATAATCCCAGATGGAATCTAAACGCGTATCCAGCTGGTTGTACTTCAGTACACGATCAATAAAATCTTTGCGTTGATTACCGAAGTTATCTTGTCCCGGAAAAAATTCAACACCCTGGCGGATGCCGAACAACTTCATTTGAGCCAGGTGAGAGGCCACAACGCTGGTGTCAACAACTGCATTACCGTCTTTTTCGATATATGCGTTGATGATTTCCTGAAGTCTGGCGTTAGAGCTAGTTGCCATTCACCTGTTGCTCCTTCTGTTTTTTGATCTTAGCAGTTTTCTTATCTTGTTTCTTTTTTAAAAGCCACTGACCAAAATAAACCAATTCAGCAGGAGTGTACAACTCGGGATGCTTAAGAGCCCTTTTGATCAGCTTTTTTGTTTTCACATTACGCCTCCAAAATACAAACCTGCTTGTCCCAACTGAGGGCCCCTGTAAAACTGGGAATTCGCAAGCCCGGCCATGTTGCCAATGGCAGCGGGTAAATTGCTACTACCAGCCGCTAACGGAAGCTCCAGCTGCACTGGAAAACCTGGCTGAGGTGATTGCTGAGGAGATGTAGGAGGAACAGGAGCGCCAAAAGGATTACGTTGCTCTAGATACTCTTTAGGCATTTCAGAATAAGGAGAGCCGCCAGGAGATGGAGTACCGGCAAACGGAAGCCTAGGACCAGTTCTTTGAAGAAAAATTTCTTTTTCGTTTGGGTTATCTGTCCCTTGTCCTTTGTTATAGATCTTTTGCTGGCGAGCGTCTTTTCTAAAAGCTTCTGGATTAATTGCGCTTCCAGGGGCACCCATAAAATTTCCACCCGCTACAGCACCAGCGTTTCCCATACCTACTGGTTGACCGCCGTAAAATCTAACAGACATTCGCCTTTATCTCAATTTTCTTATTTTACTCGTCTTCTTCCAGTTCATACAAAGAAGGATCGGCAACTTTAGTTAAAACAATCCCATCCCCTTGTACATCCCAATTCAAGATATCTCCCTCACGCCATCCCATTTCTTCAAGAAGATCTTCGGGGAATGTCAGGAACTGATCACCGTTTTCGTCTTCTTCTACTTCAAGGATGTAACTCATTTTGTCAAAAGCTTTTCCATAAGCTTATCAAGTTTATTGTTGATTTCGCGAAAATTATTGTGCATTTCTTGGATTTCTCTTAAGAAATCAACCTTTAATACGTAATCCAGGGGCATGCGGTTAATTTGATCTTCCAAAATGTCAATCCTTCGTTTTTGCGAATTTGTGTAATTAAACGCCTGCTGGATGTCCTGGCTCTGACGACTTAGAATTTTGTTTGCAACCCAGGTGCCGCCGCTTAAAGCAGAAGCGATAGCTGTTAAAGCTAAAGCAATGTATTCGGGACCCACGATTTCTTGTTTGCTTTTTTCTAATTCTAATTTTAGAAATCAAGATGGAGTTGACCTTTTCTAGCAAGTCCGGTCACCAACCAGACCAAGGCGTCCACGCAGTCGTCATGACTACTAACGCCGAAATTTGTGAGTTCCTCGAAGAGATTTGTGAAGTTCCGGAAACGATTAAAGATAATTTTGCGATCTTCGAACATGCCAATAATTCCCCTAAACCGTGCCAGCTTGTCTGCACGGAATCCTTTGACGGGATGCCAAATGAGATTGTACAAACCTTCGTTATTGAGGCAAACCCGTTTGAAATCAGCTTCGAGAGAAGCCTGGTACTGGACGGCTTCTGACCAGATATCACACGTTGAATAAGTTGGGAAGTAATTGCCGTTATCATCTCTGCCAATCACTGACCAATCATTAAGTAATTCCTTCATGGCATCCAGCTTTTCCAGGTTGCCCATGACCCGGATGCGGCGGTAATCAATAATGTGAATTCGATCTCCAATACGACCGCCCAAGATCATCACCGTGTAGTCATTCTTTTCCTTGACACCAGCAGATAAATCAACACCGATACCAAGAGTGTCAAATTCTGTTGCAATCTCCGCTTTAACAATTAGCTCAGGCGCCAGGGACAATTCGTTCTGTCTGACGACCTGGTTCATGTACTGGAAAGAAAAAGCAATTGGTGCTTGCCGTTTCTTTTCCTTCAGATAATCCAGGGACCACATCTCAGGCCAATAGGATTCTTCATCCCCTGTCTTGGGATCTGTCTGGATGGCAGAAAGAACAATCTGGGTCCAGTTGTTTTGCTCATTGAATGTGGTGGCATGGATGTCATCATGCCGAAAACGGGTCCCAAGGCAGATCGCCCTGGCCCCCTCAAACATGGTGGGAGCAATCACCGCGTTCCAGTTATCCTGCATCATTTTTCTGATGTCAGGGTTGGAAATGTCTGCAGCTGATTTGATGGCGTCATCAATCATCACAAGATGAGAACGCTTGGAGGTCACCGAACCTTTCAAACCTGCAGCACAAAGCGTAAATTGCTCATCACCGGTTACGTCAATACCAGCAAACTTGTGATCAATGGACCAGTACTCATTGCTGGTAACGTTCTTCAAAAGGCGAACGGTAGGGAAAACTTCTTGATATTTTTTGCTTTCAATGATGCGTTTAATGGTTGCAGATTTGGAACGCGCAATATCAACGGTGTACGACAGATACAGAATCTGAAGGGGAAGTTTGGCTTGGGCGTGGATACCAATAGCCCATGCAGTCAGCAAACCAAGGACAGTACTTTTGGCAGAGCCCCGTGGAGCAAGAAGATCAATATTGGGTCCAGCAATTTTAATTAAACAGCTGCTGTCCTCGTTTGTAATGAAATGGCGATGCCAATCCAAATGATGCTTAGCTGGTTTTTTCTTCTCATCCATAAACTCGCAGAAGTAACCAAAATCTTCGCGAGCACGTTCAACAGCTTCTAAATTCTTCTGTGGCTTA